AATAAAGTATTCTCCCGGATGTAGCCGTTTAAGTGGTTCGCCACTGACTACAGATGGTAATACTTTAATTAATGCGTTTCACTCATATGCTACCATGCGCAGGTGTGGCTTTGACTGCAAAGAAGCCATGGAGCGTATGGGTTTATTTTATGGAGACGATGGAGTATCGACGGGGGAGGTTGGAGACCGAGCTTATAGAGCTATTGCCCGTGATTTGGGCTTGTCTGTTAAAGTTGAAAGGAGCTTGAAACATGGTCAGATTAATTTCCTATCACGGATTTTCCCTGACCTTTGGTCTAGCCCTTCATCCTGCCAGGATCCACTTCGGACTTTGGCCAAGTTGCACACTACAGTACAAACTACTCTCCCAATCGAGGATTGTGGTATTGCTAAATGTGAGGCTTACCTAATAACTGATGCAAAGACCCCATTGTTGTCAGATTGGTGTAGTGCGTACCTACGCAACACCAGAGCCCGTATTGATGACCGTGTGGTGGAAGATGTACCCTATTGGGTAAAGCAGGAGGATGACAGAAATAATAGTTGGCCTCAGTGTTCACGTGAGTTTCTCATGGGCACTGTTGCCAAATGTTTGGGTGTCACTGCGGATGAGGTTGCGAAGACATGTGAGGAGTTAAATACTTTTCATGGAGATGTCATGAGCATGCCTCAGTTGATGGTGGCACCGGTTGCTGAGAAAGTGACTGTCATTCGCAGTCAGGTAGATGCTGCTGAAGGGATTCGTGTCATTTCTGACTGTTCACGAGAGAACAACAATGAACGGAGACGGGGATCTACAGAGAGAATCCAATGTGCAGTGGCGGTGGGCGTCGCTGGAAACAATGGTGCAGAGGATGCAGGAGCATCTCAGCACCATTGCTCAACCAGTGAGGACCATACGCGAGGTGCACATGAACGAACGGGAGAGGCATGGACTGGTGTACACACTGGATACAAGTCTCAACCGAGTGGAAATGTTAATGGAGGACGCGCGATGTGCAGCAGCCGAGGCAATCGCCCTGGTAAATGGACTGCTCAAGCTCGTCCTCGGAACCCTGATTGGACAAGACGCGGTGGATGTCCCGGACGGAAGAGTCGACCCATGAATGGGTCGGATTTTCCTGACTGGAGGGACCATCCGCGTGCCCAACCTACATGATTGTCATCTTGAGAGCGG